TCATCATCAACTTTTGGGTCATTTATATTTGAACAATTAGCATCATATTCACTAATCATTTTTTCAGTTGCTTCTTCTATGGGTATGCCATTTAAAAACATATTTATACCAGATTCAACAACTTGACCTCTAATAGCTGATGCAGAGGTTGGGAACTGATACCCAAATATTCTTCTCAATGCCCACCTTTCACGATAAAAAGCAAACTCATTAAGATGACTAAATGACAATGGAAGTAAACCCTTTCCATAATCATCAAACTTTTTAAAATGTTTTATCATATCTTGTTCACCCAATCTTGTAGGTGATTTCTGTTTTGAATTATTTGTTGTTTTAAATCAAAGCATTGGTCATGAACATTACTGGTTCTACCAAACCTAATAATGTATTCATTAAGCGATAATACCAATTTACTCATGACTTGAATATCACTCATATGTTTAGCGATAGCTTGTTCTTTTACCCTATCAATATCAGCAATATCTTCATCTGTTATTAATTTATCTGACATTATTCGCCTCCTTTAATAAAGTATATTCAGCGAACCTTTTGCCATTAATAGTATTATAATTTGTTATAATGCTATTACCTTTTTCCCTTAATTCGAAAATTCTAGCACTTAATCTGGTAATCCTATAACTTTGTATAGCTTCCCATGAAGTGATATATTTATGTTTTTTAAGGTGATTAAGTATTAAGACTTCTTGTGTATTTGACATTTTAAACCCCTTTCTATAAGTTTTTTGCCATTTCCCTTTCATTAACGACTTTAGTTCTTAAGTCATCTCTGAAGGCTTTAAAGGTTTCAAACCTTATCTTGGCTTGATTCCTTTGTTTAAGGGTTCTCTCGTATCTATCAAGATAGCCCTTAAATTTAGTATCGGAGTAGATTAATCCGTTCAACTCCGTCATATTTTTATAATTTTTTTGTCGGGAAAAGTAAATGGTTAATTCTGCAATTATCATTTTTTCTTCTTTTTTCATTAATTCAACCGCAGTATCTAGGTCAGCGAAACGCATTCCTAATTGCTCTTGCTGATGCGATATTACATTTGGGTCAAACTGCAAAGCATATATATCAGTCATTTTCTTCCCTTATACTAATTACTTCTAAATCATTTTGTAATGTTGTATAATCCCTTTTTTTGGCTATATTCTGCCATTTTTTTTCAGCAACCTCATAATTTAAGGCATTTATTGTGACATTGTAGTATTTTGTTTCTTTACAATGGATTACATATTTATTTAATGGTATCTCATTTTTTATCATGTAAATTTTCCCACTCTTTATGATATATTTTTTCTTTTAATTTAACTTTCCATTCCTCATTTATAGATTTATCTTTATGAGCCAAATTATGGCAAGACCTACAAACTGGAAATAAATTATCAATTCTATTTAAACGATTATTTTTTACCCCACCCATGCCTTTAGGTATTAAATGGTGTATATCTACCGCTTGTTGCCTATAACAACCCCAACAAATGGGAATATCAGTTTCGTGATACCCCCAAAAGTCAGCAAATAGTTTTTTATAATTTTTTAAGGTTTTCATTAAAAGCATCTACTGCATTTTTAGTTAATGCTTCAATATCATTTACCGAGAAATGACCAGACCCCATAGAACGACCAACAACCCCAGTAACAAATATATCTAATCTTTGGGTATCGTTTTTATTTCCCATGGGTTTACTAGGTGTAAAATTAGCATTACTAACAACATTCCCTAAACTTTGGGGTGCATTGTTACTTGGTGCATCATTTTGACCATCTGGATTATAAGCAACCGATACATCTTTTATATTGGTATATTGATTGCCATTAGCTGATGTTTTAGTATTTACTTCGGTATAATTAATCGCATCGCCAGAACTAGGGATTGGATTCATAACCATACCTCTATAATATAATCTTCTCCCATCAATTAAATCTATTGAATAGTTAGGAACACCATCTTTAGTATTATCGTAAATTTTATCTATTATATTCGTCATTTTATACTCCAAATTTATTATTATTTATTAAGAACACTATAGCCTCGCCCCTCTAGGCAATTATTAATTAAATCCTGCCTAGTTTGTGCTTTAGGGCTTAGCCATAACACTTTAAAACGTAACATATTATAAACTATTTTACCCCCATTCCATAGCATATTTGTTTGGTCTGCTACCAAATGTTTACAAGTAAATAAGTCATCGTGATATCGGTTCATATCGCCTTTAATATTTGCCGATGATTTACCCCTTGAGTCAACTATAGGGGTGGTTGAGCAACCGCTTACCACCGCAAATAATATAACAAAGGGAATTACTTTAAGATTGTTCATTTATTGCTCCTTATAAAATAAACATTATTAAACAAAAACCTATAGTCCCAAAGACCATAAATTCTAAAAGATAAACACCATACTCTTTAAGAAATCTAACCATTATTTGACTCCTTAATTTTTTCAGCGACAAGTAAATTTAAATTATATCTAACAGAGTAATAAAGATTGAGTTCAGCTTTTTCTCCATTTTTTTCTAACTCTTTTTTATTTAATTCTCTGGTATCATTTAATATTTGAACATACTCTTTTACTAGACCATAATATTTAGCAACACCCATATTAAGAACCCTTGCATTATAAAGTTCGGTATTACCTATTGAAGTTGCTTTATCTATCATTGAATCCCCTCCCTTTCATATGTTCTTCGTATTGTTCATAAGACATATTATCTATTTCAAACTTTGATAATTGCTTTTGTTTTTCGTTTATAAGTTCTCTAAGTTCGGAAAGCACAGAAGCAACATGTAAATTCCAAGAGATATTTTTTGAAATACTATCTGTAATTTTTTGAAGTTTATTAATTTCGTAAATTGTATCGTTCATTATATGCTCCATTAAAGGGTGCAATTAAGCACCCCCTCCCATATTTTGGTTATCGTTATATGCTTTCCTTGAAAAATCCCTATGAATAAAATCATTAACAACTAATTGATTCATGTCTTTAGTGATATATTCTTTAGCATATTCTTCAAGGTGGTTAGTTGGGGTAATATAACATTGCTCAACATACCCTATAATATTATTGTAACGATCATCAGATGACCAATAATCATCTCTAGGGCAAAACCTATGACAAAATAATTGCTTATCTAAGCGATCGTTTTTGATAACATCACGAACTTCTAAAGTATAAGGCACTTTCCAAGGATCGCATTCAGCTTCGTTATCTTTAATAATATCAATACTTAAAATATAAGATTGCATTTCAAATTCTTTAGTAGGTGGCAATCCAGTATATGAAGTGTTAAACCTATTCTCTAAAAACTCTTTGAAATAAACATTATCGTATTTTGATATTTCTGATTTATCAATATCCCTAATAACATAAGTTTCACCACCCGCATATTTCCATTTATCGCCACGAGCTTCTAAATCTTGAATGTGAATACAAATTTTCATAATTAAACCCCCATCGCAATAGTTACTTGTTGAGTGGTATGGGGTGGCTGAGAGATACCATATACTATGGCTCTAGCAGTAGGATTAGCTGATTTTAGATTATCCCTATAAGTAACTGCATCATTAAGGGAATCAAAGGCAACTTTACCATATTTACCCCTGCCCTTGAATATAGTTACTATGAAATATTTTACATGACTTTGAAGATACTCGTCATATTGAGTTGAATTATTTATATTTTGCATTTTATTATCCTTATTATTATTATTATTATTAACTTCCATAACCTAGCATATCAACTAGGTTATAGAAAGTAAAGACCTATTATGAAGATTGAGCTTCTAATTGAGATTTATGAAAAACTGGGAACTTTCTACCAGACATTTCTACCTTTGAAGAACCATCGCTTTGCTCTTTAAATTCTTCCATAGGTCTGATAATTTTTGCAACCGCTTTAGTTCCCTTTGGTACTTTATAACCTAATTTGATAGCTTGTCTAAAAGTCATAAAACCACCTTTAAAACCAGTTGATTCTAAAATTTCTATATTTTTACCAGAATAGGGTCTTTTAGTTTCTTCGTTATAATACATTTTTATGCTCCATTTATTATTAATAAACCTAGCATATCAAGTAGGTTTATAAAAGTAAAGAAATTATATTGGTCTTGCAAAAAAAAGTTTTGTTTGCTACAAATATATTGTTGTTTTCATAGGCAACACCAAGTTAAGTTAATTTTTGGAAAAAAATATACAATATGCTCCAAACTTATTGTATTTGTAGGGGGTGAATCATGGGTTTGCCCTCTACTACCAAAGAATCAGACATTCAAATAGCTTGTAATCAATATTTAAATTTATTATCCAACACTTATGTTTTTAGACACTTCCACGTTCCCAACGAGGGTAAAAGGTCTATTTGGTACCATGCTAAAATGAAAAAAATGGGGTTAAAATCTGGTTGCCCCGACATAATTATTGAATATCCACAAGGTCGCATACTTTATATAGAGCTAAAAAATGAAAAAGGTAGGTTGTCTGATAATCAAAAGTTGTGGGCGGTACAGTCTAAAGCACTAGGTACACCCCATTTTATAGTCAAGGGGGGTTTGACCGAATGTTTAGATCAAATCAAAGAAATAATCCATAAACACATTCCTGTGAGGTGTTGAGGAAATGCCTAGTACTTTATCCTTCTAGTGGGCAAAAGTCTCTGTACCGCCTTTAATCGCCCTGTAAAGGGCATCTTGTTCTTTCTTGTCCTAGTCTTTCTTCTTCTCATAGGTCTTTTATCTATAAGTTCACTTATAGTAGCTGTTGTTGTAAAACCAATCATCTACCCACTTTCTCCATAGCTCGTTTATGAGCTTGTCCAAAAGTTCTTCCATCTTCTAAATCCCTTGCCATTTGTCGCATATGCTTTAATGAATGATGCCTTGCGTGTTTATTCATAGCCTTTTGTTGGGTTTTATTTAGCTTTGAAGTAAACTTTTTAATAGATTTTACTAAAACCATTTACTTTTTTTTCTTCATCTTTTTAGTTTTTTTCTTCTTTTTCATTCCTTTAGAATGTGAACCTTTTCCATAATGATAGGGCATTTACTTTCCTTTCTTTTTCTTCTTACCTTTTTTTGGACTTTTTAGAATTGCTTCTTGTAACCCCTTTGGTAACTTTTTTTGTTTTGGTGTTAGTTTCATGGTAAACCCTTTCTTTTCTTGGTTGCAATGCTTTTTTCCAAAAATAACCCGCAAGATCATTAAAAATATCGTATAACTTCATATAAAATTTACTCATCAACAATACCCTTTTTTTGTTTTAGCCTTACATCTAATACACTCTAACCAAAATTCTGTAATTTTTCTAACTTTATCCCCTTGAGTGGCATGAATAAGATTTTCTTTTCTTTGCATTTTTTCTGTTGTTGCATATTTCAAAACGCATTTTTTACAGTAAGGTTTATTAGGTTTTTCACTATCTTTCTTTTGTTTTATCCTCAATTCTTTCACATGAAGATAATAAAAATAATTTCCAATTTTATTAAAAAATTTACTTAATGATAAATAAAACCACATCATTTTTTTGTGTCCGTTTTCTTATATTTATCAAAACTTCTCATGCCAGATATACCCAACATACCAAATAATAAAGGCATCATAACCGACATATCCGCTTGTGGTATTACTATTCCAAATCCCGCTAAAATTGGCGAAACCATATAATTTATTCCAAGAGATAAGCCAGAAATCCAACCAATGAGGGGTCTCCATGAACTTTGAAACCAATTTCCTTTGGCATCTTCTTTTAAAACTTCTATTTGAGCAAGAGCAAGTTGTTGACCATGTTTTTCAGCCATTGTTGCTATTTCATGAGCAAGTTTATTTTTAGTGTCTTTATCCTCAATAAATTTACCTAATAATTTAGATGCCACTGGTAATAAACTAGCAATCATAGGCTTTGTCCCATTTTTTCTATTAATCTTTCAGCTCTGTTAGTGGTTTGCCTATACCACAAACTATCTTTCATTTCAGCTTGTGCTTTTGCTATATCACCATCCTTTAATGCTTGTTTAAAATTCTTAAATTTATTTAATCTTGGTAAACCTAATTGAAATGCCATTTGTGTAATACATTCTTTAACATTTTCATCTACTACAAAGCCCTCAGTAAACTTTGCCATATCATTTACGGCTGTAGATAAATCATCGTCAAACCATTTATCCACTTGCTCTTCTGGAACTTTTGCACCAATAGGTAAACTATAATATTCTTCGTCCCATTCAGTTATTAAATGCCCCACTCCTGCGGTTGGATAACCTTCTGAACATCTATATATTTCGTGTTTTAAACCTTCTTCTCTAATTAAATCTTGTTTAAGTTTTACAAAATTCATTATTTTTCCCCTTTATGTTCGTGACCCATCCAGATACCAAAAACACCTGTCATAACACCCATAACAACCGATACAAAGGCTGATTGACTAGCTGTAGGTGCATCTAAACCCATAAACCATTCTGCACATCTCCAAGACATTACTGTACTAGCTAACATCATTAATCTTGGTAATATTTTCCATTTTAAAAAAGTTTCTACATTCATTGTATTAAAATCTCATTTAATCCAAAACCCTCTAATAAAACCAAAGTAAAAAATAATAATAAAATACCACCCGCTATAAGTTTACCAGAAAAGTTTGTTGAACCAATTTTTATTGCAACAAATTCATTTCCTAGAATCCTTAGTGATAATTCAAAACTATTTTGTCCAATATCTACATTAACTATTTTTTTATCTTTTTCCATTAATATACCCTCACTTTATCTGGGTTAACACTTGGAACTAACTTACAAATACAATTATATTCTTCACTTCCTGTAGGTGTATCAAATGTTTGTCCACTTAATTCTTTTGAATAAAACGTACAATCCACCGCAGATTTAAAATAAATCGCACCCTGTAAAACACCATTCATATAACAAGCTAACATAAATGCGGTCAATTTGCTATGCTCCTCAAACTTTCCATAACTTGATCTATTGAAGGTTCTTTTCCATTAGGATTCAATTTACAGCGAAAATTTTTAACACAACCTATTCTAACATCTTGAAATGATAATTCAAAAGTTCTGTTAGCACCTTGATAAATACAAGCAACCTTGCCTTTATAAACTTTCTGTTTTTTTAATCTACATACAACAAGTTGTGGTTCTTTTATTAAACCTTGATTTATCTGCTGTTGTCTGGTTAATTTTTTGCTTTTATATTCATAAGCAAAGGCTTTTACCCCTATTAGAAGCATTATAAACGTAACCCCAAGACCTATAAATCCAAATGCAACCCACTTAATTACATCTAATATTTCTTCTTTTTGTTTTTTGGCTTTTATCTTGGCTTGTCTTTGTGCTTCTTTTGCCTGTTTAATCTTTTCTGATCTTTCTGATAAAATTTGCTCCCA